CTTGGCAGTTCCTGCATCGGTCTGCTGGTGCCGATGAGCATCACCGGTTCGTCGCAGGGCAATACGCTCAGCGGCATTTCCAATATGACGGTGCAGTCCAGTCTGGTCACCGGCCTCTCGTCGAACGGCCAGTTCCTGATTGTCGACATCTATTCCAATGTCGCACCGGCTGGCGTCAACGGCACCTCGACGGGAGCGGAAGGCTTCCAGATCGTCGTGTTGCAGCCGACCAACTTCATCCGCCGGACACTGACAGCAGCGGCTGGTCCGCCGGCATCGTTCCTTTCTTCCTGATCGTAAGGAGAAGAATAGAAGTCCCTTGGAGTATCAAACGAGATCAGGGATGGCCCTGACGTACCCTTGGGGAGCGGGACTGGAGACATTAGATGCCCGTCAATCTTGCACAGATCAAAGACCTGCTGCTTCCTGGCCTGTGGGGCATCAGCGGTCGCTATCCGATGATCGAGCGGCAATGGCCGAAGATCTTCGACTCGACCCAATCGAACATGGCCTTGGAGCGCCGCGCTGCGATGCGCTACCTTGGCTATGCGCAGTTGAAGCAGGAAGGCGCACCCACCTCGTTCGACAACTCGGCTGGCCAGCGTTACGTCTACAATGCCGAGCACTTCGAAATCGGCCTCGGCTACGCCATCACACGCAAGGCTATCGACGACAACCTGTACAAGTCGGAATTCGGTCCATCCAACGACGGCCTCATGGAGTCGTTCAAGGAGACCGAGGAACTCTACGCAGCGGCAATCTTCAACACTGGAACGACGTATAATGCCGCTGTTGGCGGTGACGGCGTTGCTCTGTTTTCCACCGCCCACCCAACGGACCAGGGCAACGTCGCCAACGTCCCCGTCATCGACGTGGACCTCAACGAGACCACGCTGCTCAACGCCCTCATCACTGTCCGCTCGACCTGGAAGGACAATGCGGGGCTGAAGATCCATGCCAGGGGCAGGAAGCTTGTCGTCTCTCCCGGCAACGAGCCGGTGGCCCTGCGCCTGTTCAGGTCAGAACTACGACCCGGCACTGCCACCAACGACGTGAACGCCATCCTCGGCATGAACGAATCGCTCAAGGAAGGCTTCATGGTGTGGGACTATCTGTCCTCGCAGTTCGCCTGGTTCGTGCTCACCAACCAGAAGGGCCTCATCCTGTTCAACCGCAAGCCGTTCGAGATGGACATGTCGGTCGAATTCACCACGGATAACTTGCTGGTGAAGGGATACCAGCGTTATGTGCCTAGCTACTACGATTGGAGATCGGTGTGGGGCACTTTCCCCACTTCGTGATGGTGCAGCATGATCAATAGCATCTTTCCACTCCCGGTTCAGGCAGCGAGCCAATCCGTCGGCCCAGGCGATACGTCGCCGACCTTTGTGGTTTCTCCGTTTGAGTCGTCGTCGCTGTGGATTGATGATGAACAGTTCTGGTGGCTGTGTCTTGGCTTCTAGGACAACTGAAAGGAAGACGTAAATGGCACAAACTAGGACTGTAACGCTTTCTTCGGTTGGTACAGCCGTTATCACGCTTGATACCAACGCCAAGTCGACGACAGTGGCACTCTCGGCGGCCTCTTCCGGAGCGGTGCAACTTGACATGTCGCTTGATGACCCAAGCGCCCTGACCCTCGCCGGTCTGTCTTCGACCAACATCGTCTGGGCATTGTTGAGTTCAAATGCTTCGATGAATTCCTCGAACCTTGCCAGCGGGCTGATCTATACGGTGCTCTCGCCGGTCAGCATGGTTCGCATCAATTCCACCGCGCTTGTCTCTGGTGGCAGCTACACGCTCAAGGCCCTGCAATCCGTTACAGCCTAAAGGAGGTCATGGGAATGGCACATCGACACAAGGTCCATCACGCTGCTCACCATGGTCATCACAAGGCGCATGGCGGGTCGACTATCGGCCATCACGTCAAGCCGGAGTTCGACTACGGCAATTCCGATGTCAAGCGCGAGGCGGAAAAGACCGGCTCAAATCCCGGCATCAAGGCCATCCAGAAGAAGGATGGCGGCAAGGTGCCAGGGCGGGCTTCCGGCGGTCGTCTCGACAAGCGGGCACGTGGCGGCAAGATCATACAGAAGCGGGCTTCGGGCGGGGGCGTCGGTCCCTACTCAAGCGCAAAAAAATAGACGGCTCCGACGACTACGCATCGGGCGGCGGAGCCGGAAAATGGATGCAGGGTGTTGCGGCGCATATGAAAAAAGGTGCGCTTAGGACGGCTGCTCACAGAGCAGGAATGAGCACTCACGCTTATGCCGAGGAGCATAAAAACTCTCCTGGAGTAACAGGCCGACGAGCAAGACTAGCTTTAACTTTTGCGAAGTTCAGACCTAAATAGTCTGTTTCGCTGGTTGAGACCGATGATGAGACAGCGATGGCTACAATATTTTGCGGTAGCAACAAGATGGGGTTTAACATAGCGTGTAGTCCCACAAATTATGCAGGAAATCTCCTGCCCACTTCGTTTTCTTGGAATACCAATCATATTAGCAAATTGTGGATGCTCTGCCGCATGACAATTAGCGCAGAGAATTTCAATATTCTCTGGCTTATCTCTCAACTCAGGATGAGAGGAGTGTGGCATCTTATGATGCCCATGCAAGTTGCTGGAAGAGCCGCACCTTTCACAAGTTTTGATCTGTTTAAGGCGCTCTTTAATGGCTTTACGAACCGCGTGTGTTCGTTCAGAAATTCCACCTTTCCATCTTGGATGCCTTTCCTTTCTTGGAGGCGCGCCCTTTCTCGCACAGGAGACGGAACAGTAGTTTCCCGGTCCACCGTATCCCTTTCTTCGTTTGAATTCCTTTTTGCAAATCTTGCAAACATAGGAAATCATAATCGGGGAACGTCTAGGTTTTATGATATTGGAGCATTCGTAAGAACAGCAGGCGGTTTTGCCTCTCAAATGCGCGTTTGGCCGCATAAATGGCTTTTGGCAAACGGGGCATACCAATCTGGTACTGCCACGCCCCTCCACCCTTCTGAATTGAGATGCATTGCGCATTGCATCCAGTTTCGATGAGAAAGGGACGTTAGTCAAATGGGTTGGCCTACTACCGTCGTCACCAAGGTCCTCGCCGCAGCATCATCGACTTCGGTTGCCAGCATTTCCACGGCGGGGGGCGGTACGATTACTTTGAGTTGTGCCACGCTCGATACGGCGCGCCGCATCTCGGTCTTTTCTGCTTCCCTGAGCCCGACCAGCTACGTCATCACTGGCCTCAATCAGTATGGCAAGCAGATCACCGAAACAGTCATCCCGTCGACCACGGTTGTCAGTGTCGGCACAACGACGCAGGATTTTCTCAAGGTTACCTCGATTACTATATCGTCTGTCCTCTCCACGTCCGGCGGTCTTCTGGTCGGCACTTCGACGGTGGGCGGGACGCCATGGACACCGGTCGATACGACGCGCAATCCACCTTTTGTCAGTTTCCAATTGACTCCGAGTTCATCACAGACCCAAACGAGTTTTGAGTACACGCAGAGTTATCCGAACTACGACCCTGTGGCTGGAGCATGGGTTGGTTCCAGCAATGGCCCACAGCCAACTATCTCTAGCTTGGGGTCTTCGGCGGCCGGTCCCGGTACGACACAGGGATATATCAACTTCCCGATTGTTGCCTGGCGGCTCACTTTTGCCTCGACCGTCACGACCGCAACTACGGCGGGCACCGTCATGCAGTCAGGTGTCTGATGCCCGTAGTGTATTCCTCAACTGCTATCGATGATCGCCTCTTGGGCGTGGTGACAGCCATCGATAGTGGCGGCGGTCCCGGCAACTTTCTCTTGCTGGCCGGCGCTACGACCGTGTCCACAATCCCGATGGCCAATCCTTGTGGCACCGTATCTGGTGGGGTATTAACATTTACCGGACCACTCATAGACAACTCGGCGGACAACACCGGAACCGTGAACAGCGCAGTCATCAAGAACTCGGCGGGGGATACCATTGTCTCGGGGTTTACCGTTGGCATCCCGCTGTCATCGGCTGACGTTATCATCAGCAACGGATTGAACAGCACGCTGATCAACGCGGGACAGGTGGTCCAGGTCCT